AGGAATAATATACTTTGCTACATCCTGTCCATCAAAGAATGCATAAAGACTAGTTGATGGTTTTAAAGTTCTAGCGTCAAATTTAATATTCCTAGACCTCATATTAGAGGATATTTGGGTATTAATTACCTTAGGTCCTTCATTAATAGTACTAAATGTTTCTCTAATTAAACTCTTACTTGCTGTTCTATTGGAAGTACCAACCTGTTGTCCATTGACTGTTGTTACTTTCTGCAATTTATCATCATTCCACTCTGTCTTAGTATCTGACCAATTTTCTTTAAAACCAGTCCAGTTATCTGACCATGAACTCCATGTTACAGGACCATATCCAGTTCTAGAATCAAATCCAGAAGCATCTAACTGTTGAGAAGTATTAGTATAAGTGACTAAATCATCATGTTTAGCTTCTAGTACAACTTCATCTATCCATATATCAGAATCAGGAACTAAATCTACAGTTCCTCCATAATAACTAACCAAATATGGTGTAACATTTTCTACCCTTGTAGCAAAAGGTTGATTAACATGAACAACATCTTGATAATCTAGAGTTAATACCCTTCCAGTTTTTCTAATTCCATTAGCACTATTTAAATCTAATTTAAGATCTAATTCTGTTGTATGGTGAGCAGGTCTTAATTCTCCATTATGATAATCAATAGAATTTTTTACTACAGTAGTTTTAAGTTGATTTTCTGTATTAGAAAAATCATCTACAAAAAATCCAGATTTAAATCTATTCAATCCATCTGTATCAGTAATTTGCATATTTAAAGTATCACTTTCTAATAAAGTAAGTGATGTGTAAAATTCTAAATTCTCAATTCTTTTCTCAAGTTTATTGATATCACTCATCTGATATCTCTTATAATTTGCAAGACTAATACTTGCATTATTAACATTGAAGAGATATGCTGGTAATTTTATAGAAGCTACTTCCAGTGCTCCATCTATAGGAACTGGAAATTCTGGAGTTTCTGCTGGTGTTCCTTTTATTAATTGAAACTTTCCATCTTTAGATAGATAAATTTTATCAAATCTAGGAAGATAGAAAGAATAATCTAATAGAATAGACCTATCAGATGCTAAAATATTTTGAGCAGAATTTCCAGATGCTGTGAAAGATCTACCTAAAAATTCAAATGGAGATCTTGAAGTTCCTGAGAAATCAGAAACTCTAGGTCTTATATCAATAATATCACTTACTCTGGAATCATTAATTGAATGTAAATCATCATAGTCAAAATTATCATAAGAATTTACAGTAGTAATATCTCCAGTATCTGATGCAGTAAAATATGCAGATTCAAATATAATACTTAATTTTTTAGATGGCGCATCATATCCTGGTTTTCTTACCACTCTAGCATAATCATAGATGGTACTTCTTTGACCATCATCATAAGTAAATTCGTCAGTTATATTATTAGAACCCAAAGCAAGAGCACCAACTGTTGCAGTGATACCAGATTCTTGGAAAGTTACTATTTCTCCAACTTGAAGATCGAAATCATTTAATAAAGTATACCCAATAGCAGAATCAGTACTTTTATTGACATATATTCCAGTAGATTTACTGATATCACCAACAAACATTTCTCCAATTAATAAATCTCCAGTTTTTGCTGTTGGACTATTAATAGAACTTAAAGTTAATACTGGTAAAGATGCATTGCTAGTATTGGATGATTCGTATATTCCATAAACTTTAGTTACATCAGGAACATTTAATGATATTTCACTATCTTGAACTCGAGTTCCAAAAACTGTATTATATGTTAATCCATCATTTAATGTTGTGGTTCCTATTCCAGATGTTGAACTTGCTGATCCAACTATATTAAGTACATTAATTTTCTGCTTCTCTTTAATTTTTGAAGTTACATTTACTTTACGTAATGTTGCTATCAATTTAGCTGGACTATCAGTTCCTAACCCATTAATAGTTACTTGAGTAGATCCTGTATTAAAATTAAACTTATCTGCTGATAAAGATTCTGTGGTTCCATCAGTTCTTATTAAAGTATAATTCTCTTCATCATAAGATAAGAAAGTCTCATTAGCATTTCCACTACTTATAGCACCTGTAGAATTGCCACTAATAGTAACATCAAATTGTTTTTTAATTGTAATATGAGAATCTGTTAAATCTACATTAGAAATATTATTCTTAGGAAGAATAGTATATAAATTATTATCAGTAGAAGATTGGAATTGAGAAGTTAATATCTTAAAGTTTGATGGATTGATTTCTCCAGAAAGAGCATCGCCAGCTATTATAGTGGGCAATCCCCCCTCACAAACACCAGCAACAGTACTAACTCCAGATATAGTTAAAGAAGTTTGAGAAACACTTTCAACTCTTGCATAAGAAGGAAGAGTTTTACCTGGATTTGTATATTCTACAATATTACCAACAGTAGCAATTCCACTAAAAAATTTAGTTGGGTCTGCACTAGTAACTGTAGAAATTCCTAAAGATGCTCCTGAAGTAGTTGCTGCACTAATATTAACTTCTCCAAGATTAGCAAATAAACTTTGTTTTACATCAGCATTAAAAGTACTTGCTGTGCTTACAGTTCCATTAATAGACTTGATATCACTTGTAGTATAAGATGTTGATGCTGCTGAAATATTCCCACTCTCAACTCCGTTAAAAATTAGTTGCTCACCACTAATAAAATTACCTTTTGTATTATAAGCAGTAATAGCAGTACCAACAGAATTATATCTCAAATATCCTGTAGCACCACTCGATTTTCCTTTGATATGAGTTGGAACAACTAGAGCATTTGATGGGTTAGTATTTAATGTTATATTTGTATATGTTTGAATATCATATAAAGCAATATCCCATTCATTCTCCGTTGGAACTGAACTATTATAAGATCCAGATTCTAATGCAAAATCATATACACGTGCTAATCCTATTTCTTTACCAGCAGCAGTTGTGGATGCAGATCCAACTCTTTGATCTCTTAGACTTACTGTATAATCAGTCCCTATTCCTATGATAGGAGAACCACTAACCCTATTTAAAGTAAATGTAGGACCAGTAACATAATTAACACTTTGTCCATCTAACAATTTAGTAGTTCTTGGTTTTTCAAAATCCAAAAATGTAGGAACCACTGTTTCTACTTCAAACCCTTCTACATAAGCTTTTCCTGGAGATAACTTATAAGTTCCTAAATCCTTACTAGGAGTATTGTTATTATAAGTTATTTGGTTTGAATTAAATATTCCATTATTACCCTCATAATCATTTAGAGTATTTTTAGTAGTAAGAGAAAATGGTCTAATGTAGTAGTTACCAGACTCGTCAAAGGTTCTTTTTGCTAATTCATTTCCTAATTCATTATAATCATTTTCCTGACGTACATATATTAAATTACCTCCTCTAATTTCCATTAATTGTATGAAATTAGATGGTTCAGTTTCTTGAGGAGAAATAGATGTTAATAATACAGATATACTCAATCTATCAGCACCAGGTGCTGTATAATTACTATATCCAGCTGCATTATCTGTTAAATTTTCATCTAAATCAGAATTTACAATACTTTCTTGAATACGCAATCCAACTTTAAAATCTCCATCATTACGATATGGGTCTAAAACAAGAGTTTGAGATTTTACTTCTACAAAATACCCCTTTACAAAATAAATTCCCTCACTCAAAACAGCAGCAGCTGCAGTGAAAGCACAGGCTCCAGTAACTAATTGAGCAACAGGTTCTCCTGGTTGAAATACTAATCCACTTTTAGTAGTTATTACGTTATTATCTAATAATAAACTTTCTCCAGAAGAAAATACTTCATTACCTTCTCCGCCAGTATTTAAATATGTGACAAATAGAACATACCAATTACCACCAGTAGGTTTTCCAATATATGATTTTATTTTAGCTTTTACTCCAGATATACTACCTACTACAACTTGATCTAATAAATTATCCAAATATGAATTAACATCTACTCCTTCATTAGATATTTGAATTCTGATAGAATTATATCCACCATTATACCTAACTCCACCTCCAGTTACAGAAGCTCCCTCTTTAAAAACATGTTGTCCAAATTTTTCAATCTGATTCTGAAGAATAGATTGAATTCCTGTCAGTTCACGAGCTTGAACTGGTAATCCTGGTTTAAATAATATTTTGCAATAAGTGTCTTTTGCATCAAAATCGTCAAAATAAGGAGCGACGTTTAGATTGGTTTCCTGTGGCATGATTCTTTAGAATTGCAAAATGACTTTGATATCTTCTCTTTGATTAGCAGACCTAGTGATAGAAGGTCTATTATCAACATAAATTATATTTCCAGAGTATTTCTTAACTTCGGGATTTGAAATTCCCTGTATAAAACTCTGTCCAAGGTAATATGTTCTATTATTTATTATGGTACTTATACCAGGACTTCCTGATGTTCCAAAGTTAGTATCAATTCCTAATGTACCCTCATTACTAGCAATATTTACATTTCCTCCAGTTGTAGGATTTGCAGTAAATGAATGTAATGAGAATCCATAAGTTGGATCTGTTTTTAAAGATCCATCAGTATTAAATCCAACTAAACTTTTATCTTGCCAATATTTCAAAACTCCAGTTGTTTGATCATAAGAAACTACTCTTCCTACAGCAGTAGAACCCACTCCTACAGTTTGAGTAAACTGTCCATCCAAATCAAAAGTAGCAGTAGTATAACCTGCCCCAATTAACTTTAATGCATATAAAGAACTAGCTTTAGATAAAGATAAATTAGCAGTTGAATCAAAAGCTTGAGGATTTTCTACTATTCCAATTCTAGCAATTTGGTTTCCTGTTATAAAATCTGGATTTTCTGAATCATTTTCAATTTTAGAATAAACTAAAACATTAGTAGATCCTAACTCCCTATAGATATCTGATCCATGACCACCTTGAGGTGGAATAATTACATTAAATACTGGTAAGGTTGTTCCAGTAGGAACTCCTCCACTTACTAAATCAACAGTACCATAAGTATACCCAGAACCACCCTTTGCTATATTAATAGATTCTACCTTAGCATCATTATTGATAACAATAGTTGCTTCTCCACCAGATCCATCTCCACTAATAGGAACTCCAGTATAAGTTCTATTAGCAGTTCCGATACCAGCTCCTCTATTAACAATGGTAGCAATTTTTAATTGACCACTATTAGATGCATTATCTCTTACAGCAGAATTATCTGTGCTGGTATCCCAATCATTGGGAACTGGCATAAAGTTAGTAGAATCAAACTTAGATATATCACCTGGTTTAATAGTATACAAATATTTCCATATATACCCATCTCCACTATCACCAGCTGCCTTAGGTTCAAGATCTGTAAAGGTAGGTTGATCTAGTGAAGGTCTTCCTGTAGTATTTTCTGGATCTGTTCCATTTTGTAGGCAAATATAAACCTTATAATCTTCATTTACAATATAATATTTTGAAGAATATAAATTAGTTGCACCAGAAGGTTGTGCAATATTTGTTCTACTAATATCACCACGATACATGTCATAAGTTATACCTGATGTCCAAGTATGCTTACTAACCATCCTACGCACATCTGAAGAAGTAATTTTCTTCAGTGCAACCATAGTATCCCAATAATCATCTTCTTGATCAAAACTATCCTTTGGTGCAGGAGGATTTGATTCCCAAGTTGATGAATAATTAGTAGCATTAGGTAAACCAACAAAAGAATAATATGAATTGACAGTAGAAGTTGCTGCTGAGACAAAACTCTTAGCATTCAATATTCTAAGTTGATCAGTTATAATGGCTGACATTTTTACGTATTTTTTTAGTTATTTAGG